CCCGTACCCCTCGCCGTAAAGCACGATGGTGTCTTTTATGGGGCGCACGGCGGGGTTGAATTGCTCCGTCATCTTGTCGACCGGGAAAAGCTCCTCGAGGCGCTCGAGCAGATGTCCGGGGATCTGCGCAGAGTCTGTGCGACCACGAAACTCTACGCCTACAGGTGCGCCTTCGGTGGCGGGCGGGGTGATGATGATGCGAATGTTGGTACCGTCCACCTTCTCGGTGGCTTCCCATTTCGTATTGGCTAAATACTCAAACATGGGGTCTGCCCATGCATCGGGCATGATTACATTGTCGCTGTCACGCTTGAATAGCGTATTGATCTTCTGATACTCTGTTTTTGCTTCCATAATGATAGGTGATGTGTTTGTAGTTTATAGTTCGAAATGATTGTTCTGCTCGTTTACCGCCCGAGCAAGGCCTTCGTTCATATTCATATCTGTTCCTGTTTCTTATTGTTTACAATTGCAAAGCCGCCTATTCTCACGAACCCCAGCGGCTCCTTCTGTCGTTTCCGAAAAAACCTATGAATTCAAATAAGATCACGTATGCTTGTTCGTCTGCTTTGCGACGAGGAATCGGTAGAGATCGGCCGCTGTGGCCAGTGGAATCTCGCTGCCGTCTGCATTGTAAGCCTTCAAGTCGTCGTTCTTCCTGCCGTAGTCCAGCTCGTAGATGAAGTAGTCTGTCCAGCTCTGGCCGTCCGGATCCGTCTCCGTGTCGTCCATCTCTTGCTTTATCGCCTCGACGATCGCCTCGTGCAGCAAGGCGTTGTCGTACTGCATGCCGCAGGCCTCGGGGAAGATTTGCTGCATGTGTTTGCTGTTTCGCCTGTCCTTCTCCGCCTGTGCCTCGAGTGCGGCGAGGAGCCCTTCAAATGTCGCTTGCGTCATCATGCCGCACCCTCCTTTCCGACGCCTTTCGTGGCTGCCTTGTAAGCCGACTCTTGCCGACGGATCCAGAGGGCAATGTCCTTCCAAGGCAGCATGCCCCCAGCGTTCTTGTCGTCTACGTAGCAATGGGCGTACACCTTGCGTGCATCCGTGCCGTAGGCCGTCACCTGATCCGGCCGGTGATCGTTCACGCGGTCGAAGTGGATGTCCTGCTCCAAGAGCCAGTTCACCATCTCCGTTTGCTGGCGCCCTTCGCGGCATGTCCAAATGATGATGTAGTGCCCCTCGGCGCGCAGGGCGTTGATCTCCTCTCGCGCATCCGGCAGGGGGCGACCGATCCCCGGCCACTGGCCATCGTGGATCGTCCCGTCAAAGTCTACTGCGATGATCATGGCCGTGGCTCCCCTTTTTCGCTCAACTCCTTGTTCCGCATCCTCACAAACTCGTCGTACGCCACGCAGCGATACGTCTCCACCATGTCGATCAGTTCCTCGTGATCGTGGTTTGTCTCCGAGCCCACCCGCTGGAGCGCCCGGAACGACCGTCCGCAGAGGTTGTGCAGCGCCCATAGCACCTCGTCGATCAGGTCGAACACCTCACCCAGTCCTTCCTCGGAGGCATCCGGCCCCGGCCATTCGGTAACGATGTGCAGCCGCACCTCCTGATTCGTTTTGTAGGATCCATTGTCCGCATGCGTCCATTCCGTTGGGCTGAACTCGATGAACACCGCCGGAAGCCGAAAGGGCTTCTCTTGCTCCAAGAAGCCCATCTGCTGGTTCCACAGATCGATGTGAGCGATGGGCTGCGGCCGGTCGATGCGTCCTAAGGCATCCCGGATCACTTGATACAGTTCTTTTCTCATTGTCTCGTTTGTTGTTTACTTATGAAGGGGCGATTCGCCGTCTGCGTTGCGGCCGATCTTCCCTGACGCCTTCAGCATCTTGTAGAACGCCCGCTCGCAGATCCCCAGCTGCGGATGGATGTAGCGCCGCCAGATCTCCCGGTTCGACAGCCCGCTCTTCACGTACTCGTCGTAGATCCGGTTGACCGCCGTTACGCGCTTTTCGTAGCTCCGCCCTCGCGGATTGAATCGACCCATGCCTATCGTTTACACCTCCGTCATGCTAAGCGGTACCGACTCCCATACGCCTGACTTGCTGCGGACGGCCGCGCGGATATAGTCCTTCGAGGGACTGGGCTGATAGCTCTCCTCGATGATGCGCACGCCCTCGATGAAGCGTTCGTCCTTCGTCTCCTCGGCCAGCCGCCTGAGTTGCAACACACGCTGCGCCTTAAGTGCACCCGAGCTATCGCGCGAGAGCAGGCGGAGGATGGTCTTGACCAAGGTGCGGCTCTCGTCGTCTTTGGCCAGAGACTCGATGTAGCCCTTGACCATTGCAATGCCCTCGTCCACCGTGTCGCGGTAGTTATCTAAGAGGTAGTGTCCGACGACGATGCGCTTCGTACCCTCGGAGTTGGTGAAGGTGTGCGACCGCTGGTCGTCCTTCACCCCGAAGAGCTCTGCCTTCATCTCTAACGCCCCACGAAAGGCCTCTGCGGCCTCCGTCTTGCGCCGGGCTATCTCGTCGCTGATATTCATAAGTCGTGGCATGACGGTCTCGATCGTCTCGTCTACCAATGCGGTGTAAGCCTCGCGGTCAGCCTTGCGTTTGGCCTCCGCCTCTTTCTTCTGTTTAGCCTCTTTGAAGGCCGCGAACTCTTGGCGCTCCTCGGCCGTCATTTCTACTGTTTCCATATCGTGTTTATGTGTTGTTTATATGTTCCTGTGTTAGGCCTTTGGCCGGTAGTCAAAAGTAGGTTCTATCCTACTACCCTCTGACTACCTCGGCCGCAAGGCCGCATAACTACCCTCTGCTACTTACCTCCCCGGGGGTGTACACGAAGTACATCATCGCTCCGGGTTGTTTCCCGAGCTCGTCCACCGTTATGCGGTCGACCGTTTGAAGGTCTTTTGTACGCTGTTTGAACGCGTTGTAAAGGCTGCGCAGCCGATCCACCGGGATGCGGTTGAAGGCTTTGTAGCCGGATGCCCGACAGGCGATAGCCTTCACCTCGTCCATCGTGGCTTCGTGCTTCATCTCACGGCGATAGCTGAAGATGGCAGCTATCACCCGCTTGCGCCAGCGGTCAGCCTCGGCCAGACCCGGCGTGCTGAGTGTGGTCAGCCGGTCGCAGACCTCCATCAGGCCGTGGCAGTCCAAGTCTAAAGAGCTCTCCACGCCGTAGGCCGAGAGGATCGTGCGCTTGCCGTCATCGTCGATGCCAGCCTTACCCAGCAGGGTGTGAAAGCGCTTCACCAAGCGCTTCTTCTCTCTTTCCATGAATGTTGTTTCCATACTTCGTTTTTGATTGGTTGTGATTGATCATTCTAAGTAAAACTTCGCGGCCATCTCTTCCGAGATCACGAACTCTCCATTGCCGCCGAAGCGGCTTGTGACGAAGGCCTTAAAACCTCGCACGGAGAAGATCACGTCCGAGTCGCGCATGATTTTCGTGGCTACACTGCCGTCCGGACTGGTGCCCCGGTTGTTCTTTACGTGGCTGATAAAGACGAAAAGCGTGCGGGGGAAATCGAGCCTGAGCCGACGGTATTCCGAGTACTTCAGATCCATGAACTGCACCGAGTCAATGAAGACTACCCGCACCGTGCGGCTATGCTTGAGACGGTACACCAGATCCTCAAAGAACTCCCGATTGAGTAGGACGAAGTTGTGACCTGCCTCTACCAGTCCGTGCCGCTCTACAGCCATGCGGAGCGACTTGTTGATACCCTCCTCCACGCTGTCGTAAGCCACTTTGCGATGTTTAGCCAGCGCCTTGGCCAGAATCATAGCCATCGAGGTCTTGCCGTTCTTCGAGGGGCCGTAGATGAACCACGCTCCGCCAGCGATCTCTGCCTTTCCGATGGCTTCATCCAGTTCCGCACCGAGGCTCACTCCTTCCGGATCTGCCATGCGTGCCAGCTCACGCGCGCCGTATGACCGCTTCAGCTTCATTCGGCCGTCTCCTCCTTCCGTTCTTCGGCCTGCCGGCGCATGCGGTTAAAGGCATGGCACTTGCGCTTAACGCGCCTCAGGTCGCCTTCGCAGTCCTTCTTCACGGTCTCAATCTCGCGCAACCCTTCTACGCCATTGGCCCGGCAGACGTCCGAGATGTCCGTCGCGCTCAGCCCCGGCATGGCCACGAAGCGCCGGCCGATGCGGGAGTAGATCTCCTTGTAGCCCTTCTTGTTCAGGCGCAGGCCGCGGCGCACCTTCTTCTCCAAGTAGTCCGTGGCCATCAGCACGATGCCGCAATAGTCCTCTAACTTGTTGTAGAAGGTGATGAAGAAGAACATCACTTGGTCGCTCAGCTTATCGGCCTCGTCGAGGATGATCAGCGGGTTCTCGCGCCGCTTGAGCGCCATGACGACGTCGTCCACCATGTCGCCCACCGTATCGCCCGCAGGGTTCTTACCCATCACCCGAAGCAGCTCCCGGAGGAAGGTCTTGCGGTTCCAGTATTCCGAGCAGGCCAGCACGTAGACGTTCGGGTTTTCCGCCCCGTAATGCGCAGCCGTCAGCGATTTGCCTGTCCCCGCCTCGCCGCATACGGCCAGCACGAGGGCATTCTCCTGCGCGTCAGCGAAGATGTCCGACAGCGCCCTGTAGTTCCTTGTTTCCACTATGTTCCATCTGGTTTGTTTCACTCCGATCTGTGCCGCTATGCTGCGCCACATCTTCTCATTGATCAGCTCCCACTTGCCGGTCACGATCTGCGTCACCGTGGCGGGGCTGACCCCCACTAACGAGGTGGCCGCCCGCTTTTGGCTGCCCTTCATCTCGCAATACTCCCCGAGTCGCACCCGGATCATCTCTTTCTCTTCGTTCGTTATCATCTTATAGTTCGTTCAAGTAGTTGTAATCGTCCTCCAAGGCCGGTACCAGCATGGTTTCCTTCTTCAGTACGGTACCGATGTCCTCGGTTTGTTCTTTCTGCTTTGCCTTCGCCTTCGCCGGCTTCTTCTTTTCAGGCTGCTCTTGTCGCTGCCTGTAAGCCGCCTCCTTCGCCGCACGCTCCACGCCGCGCAGCTGGGGCATCCGAAGACCATACATGCCGGGGTGCATACCCTGCCGCTCGAGGAGCTCTTCGGTGGCCTCCTGCATGTTCGCCCGCGCCACCTTGTTGGCCAAGTTCATCCGGCTGATGAAGCTGCGTTCCTCGGCCGTTTGCTCCTGACGAGCGCGGCTGACCTCGATGTACTTCCGGGCGAAGGTGACGAACCGCAGCCGCCCTTGCGAGTCTCGTGTGTAGAGCGCCACGGTGGTCATATCCTCCGGGTCGTAGCCGACGAAGAAGTCGCGGCCGACGTTGCCCCGGAGGAACTCTCCGTCGGGCAGGCCTTCCGGGGTCAGTACCTCCCACGTGTAGCGCTGTCCGTCGATCGTCTTCTTCAGCCCCGAGGCGGTGTATTTTGAGGAGTGCTCCTCGTCCCGCTGGCCGAAGATCAGGAGCATGTCGAGCGCCGTGACGGCCGTCGATTCGGGGTTCTGGGACTCGCGGTACATGTCGATCCGGCGGCGGCCCGTGGCCGGGTGTGGCGCCTCGTTCCACTCTTGGCGACGCCGAGCGTAGAGCTGCCGGATCTCCTCGAGCGAGGGCAGGTCGCGCCGGTTGGCGAGGATGAACTCGCGGTTGGCGTGGCTCTCGTCCTTCCGGGCCGTCACGTTCTGACCGGTGAAGAACCAGTCGCGGTGCAGATAGTCGGCTTGGAAGCGGCCGAAGACGCTCTCGATCGTTTTCGACTTGCCGTTGTAGGGCTGCGTGGGGATGGCCATGCGGGCCATGCAGCGGAAGAAGTCGCTGTTCTTCAGTTTGCCGTGTCCGCCTTGGTTGTCGAAGCGGATCTCGTACGGCTTGCGGCCTGCCGTCTGGAGCGCCATCTTGTAGGCGAAGAATTGTGCCTCCACGTCCTCCCGCGGGCTGATGTGGTAGCCCAGCAAGACCTCGCTGTAGGCGTCCATCACCTCATACACGCAGCAGGTGGCCACTCGTCCCTCCGAGTCGCGGTAGTAATAGTTCAGGCGCGTACCGTCGCCGTACCAGATGGCGTCGCGCACCTCCGGCAGGGCCGTCTTGTGGTGGCGGGTGAAGAGCTCCTTGGCCTTCAGCTCGCCGTGGCGGAGGCCGTACCACAGGGGGCGCACCTCGGGCCGATCCAAAAGGCGCCGGATGGTGTTCTCCGAGCGGACGGGCTTCCACCCGCGCTCCCGGGCCACGCGGTTATACGCCTCGAAGAGCTGCTTCACCGTCAGGCGGTCGACGGGTGTGGCGTAGCGGGCGATGAGCCATTCTCTGGCCTCCTCCTCGAGGCGCAGGGCGGTGTCGTTGCCGTAGTTCTTCGATACGAAGGCGGCGTAGCCCTCCTCCTTGAAGCGCATGACGAGCCGGCGGAAGCCGCGTTCGCTCATCGGCAGTGAGTTCGGCAGCCCCTTCGTCTGCTGCTCGGCGGCGTAGGCCACGGAGTCTCGCCAAAACTCACCCATTGGGATGTTGCGGTGCGCGCGGATCACCTCGAGTCGGCCGAGCAGGTGGCGCACGATGGTGGCGTTGTTCGTGTATCGCGTGATGGTGTCTTCGGGCAGATGCGCCTGGGCCTCTCCATAGGTGTAGTCGCGGAAGAAGGCGGCGGCCTCGGCGTCTATCTCCGGCCCCGTGGTGCGCGGCGCCTTGCCCTGCTCCTCCCGCCGCCCGAACGCCCGCTCGATGGCGGCGATGCGCTCCGGCCGACGGATCGACCAGACGTCGATCAGCGTGCGGTCGTGCAGGCTCCGGCGGTAGATCGTGAGATCGCCGCGCTTAGAGTCGTTCTTGAACTGGTCACGGGTCAGTCCCGCTTCCAACCAGCTCTCCACGCTCAGGCACAAGTGGCCGTCCATCATTTGATACATGGTGCTTTACTTCTTTACGACTTGGCTTATCGGCTTGAACGTCAACCGGCCGAAGGGGTCTATCCGCAGGTGGTCTTCACTGAGTAACCGACCCTCACACATCAAGCGCTGAATCCCAATACACCCGCTGGGTATATCTTCTTTTAGTTTTACCACTTGTAATCGGAATCCTAACATCAGCCATTGCACTGCATGGTTTGTCAATACTTCCGGAACGCCTCTGATTAGCATTTGCTGAGGAAGTATCAGCTGCAATAGGGGCAGCGCCTCCAATTCCTCCGGCGTCGGCCGGCAGGAAAAAGCCGACCGAATCACGCTCCATGCGTCGGAGAGCCAGTGTTGTATCGGTGTTCTTGACTTCATTTTGAGTGTGTGTGGGGGGGGATAGTCCGGCCGGCTGGCCGTTTCGTGTTTCGTTATTCGTTTATCAACTTGAAAATCATTGTCCGGTTCGGGGGAGTCGAACCCCCGCGGCCGTGTGAGAGCCAGCCGTCAAAGCCCTGAACCGGTGCTCCCGCAGCAGAAAGAAGAGATGAAAGAAAACTGCGGAAGCGGCGTTTAAACGCCATTTGAAACCCATTTTATCGGCGTTTTGTAGGGGGCAAACCGATATAGGCCGGCCCGTGTACGCCTCGAACAAAAAAGCAATCAGTATTTCTCTAAGTAGTCCGCGATTCGTTTGAATCGCTTCCGGTCGCATCGATAAATCAGCCATGCCACAGCGATCAAAGCCGCATACAGGGCCGATTCGACCACCGGATGGCAGTCCGCCGTAGGACTGCACGAAATCAGCACCCCGAGGCACCCGAACCGAAGCCACATCCCCGCGCTGGTCATGCGCAGCGCACCCAAAAACATGTTCAGTATTTCCATTGTCTAAGTCGCTCTTTGTTTTTAGCAGGCGCCTCTACGCTCCTTGGAGGTATAGTTCCACCCGGTCTGCCGTCAGTCTGACCGACTGCCCCTCGTCCGAGTCGAAGAGATACCTGTCCAACTCCTTATAGCGATAGCGCACCATCTCTCGGCGCCCTCGGCCCGTGTACCAGTAGCACGCCCCGGGTCTTAGCAGTCTTGTGTTCATATATAATTCCGATCGATTTTTGTATATAATTCTCGCCGATTGTTGTATGTCCGTCATTCGCATTCCGACACCCTGTCCTTCACCGTATCCGGCCCAAACACGAACCGATACATCCGCCTTCGGGTGTGAAACACATAGCGCCCGTCACCGTCGTCACCCGTATGCGTCACTTCCACGTCCTTCCCATCCATCGTCCGGTAGATATACCGCGCGCCAATGATCAGTTTGTTTGCGTCCATGGCTCAATCCTCCGGATGGCTCGTTCCACATGCGGCCGGCCCAGCATCATTTGCCCAACCCGGGGGCGCGGGAGGTTGAAGACGTAGATCCGTCCTCCCTCCCGTACGCCCTCGAAGCGCAGCGGGCCTGTACGCCCGTCTTTGCCGAGGTAGATATACTCCTCGCCCGGCACCAATTCACTTGCGTCCATCGTTCAATACAACTTTTCCCATCTCAATGAATGCGGCCATCCTCATAAATCGGCTGGTATTTTTATCGTGCCACATGGCCTTGAACATCTTCAGCAACTGCTCTTCGTTTCCTCCTATGACACCGGCACTATTGGTGTCGCCTTTGTCATCGTCCTCTATCGCAACAATCAAGACCGCACGAGAAGCGGCCTTTTGGTCGGCCATGTCCATCAGTACGTCTGACATTTCTACAACACGCTGGATAAAGTCGCTCTTCGGAGCCTCGGAGCCTGCCTCTACGGTTTCCTTCTTCGCTTCCATCACTCCGGCGTTGTTTCCAAGTTATCCTCCTCCTGTCTACGAGCCATCGCCTGTTCAAGCACCTCGCGGAGGTCGTCGTCGTCCAATAGCCCATCCAGCATTTCCGTCAGTATCCCTCGGGGGCCTGTGTAGCTGAAGGCAAACCGCAGCTGGCCGTCTTCCGATTCTTCGCCTGCACAGACCAGCATCGTGCGACCTTTCGGATGCTCGTCGGCCATCGCCTTCAACTCAGCGGCATGCTCCGTGGCGCGCGCCAAAAACGGCAGCCCGGCCAGTGCGGCCTCGTCGTTACACTTCACGTTCTTCATCTCGTTCTCGTTGTTGTAATTTACAGTTTGCATATTGTTAAATATTGGTTGATTAGTTATTCTCTTATTCTTGTTCTCTCGCGGTAGCCTCCGGCCGGCAGGGTAGGGGCGTATCGCATACGCCCCCCGAGCGCCCCCACCGGGGGCGAATGCCCATACCCGGTTTAGCTGTTCATGATTAGCTCGATCGCTTCGCTCAGCGCGTCGATACGCGCCTGAGCTCGGAGCAGTTCTACATACAGCGGGTGCGCCGCCTGGACGATCGCCTCGTCCATCAGTTCTTCCTCCAATCGTTCCGCGTCTGCCCGCGCCTCCTCTAAGCAGAAGCCTAATGCGCCGACAACCGATTCGTACGTCTTTATCTTATCCATCTTTCTGTTTGCTGGTTATGGGCGCCCCGGCCGGGGCGCTCGAGAGGTGGGGTGTTATACGTTAGGTCTAAACCGGAGGCGGATCAAGTTAGCCATCAGGTGGGCCGCTTGCAGCTGCACCGGGTTGTTGCTGTAGCATTTCTCCGCTCGGCTGATAAACTCATCAATGGTGAAGGCTATCCAGCCAAATAGGATCATAGCCCCTCCGTAGGTCGTTCGGTAAGCTGTCAATGTGCCCAGCTCATCAAAACCTTGGTAGACGATGTAGTCATCCGTGTTTTTGATGTCTGCCCCGTTCCGGAACCGCGCTGCGCCGCATACGTATGTATCGAGTCCGTGCACCAGTGCGTTTCCTCCGACCTTAGCCGTGTCACAAATGTTGGCCACCTCGAAGACCTTAGCGTATTCGCCTACTTCTGCTTGGCCGATCAGGCAGCCATGGTCAAAGACCTGCGCGTGTCCGAAGGCCAAAGCGCAGTCGCGCAGTCGCGCAGCGCCCCAGACCTCTGCTTCGTCAGCCACCCACGCCTCGTCAATCACGTTATACGTTCCTGCTACGAAGCCGCCCTTCTCGCCCGCCTTGGCGTGCCGTGAGTCGCGTGTGGCCACGATCCGGTGTAGCGTGACGCCGGCCTCGTTTACTCTTGTCTCTTCCGTTAGTTTGAAATGCTCATCCATCTTTCTTTCTGTTTGGGTTTGTGGGTTATGGGCGCCCCGGTCGGGGCGCCCGAGAGGTAGGGTTAGTTCAGGTTGAAATTCAGCTTGATCACTTCTACAATTGCCCGGAACGTCCGTCCGCTCGGCATATCGCCGATCTGGGCCGCAAAGCCTTCGAGAGTCTCCGAATAGTGCCCGAAGAGCACGCCGATCTCTCCATTCTTTTCGCGGAAGGCCGTGATCTGACAAAATTTCCACTGGCCGAAGCCCTGAAACACGCAGTAGTCTCCGATGTGCTCAACAAGTGCCTGTCGGCCGATATTCGCCCAGCCGAACATCTGAGCATGCCCTGTGACCTCTGCTTCGCCTTCTATTCTCGCTATGCCATACACCTCGGCCCGTTCGTGCACCTCAGCTTGTCCGCCGACATAAGCCATCCCACCGACACAGGCGTTGTCGTACACTCGTGCGTCTTTTCCGACACACGCATAATCACCGATATGGGCCTTGCCATACACACGGGCGTTGTGGAGCACACGAGCGTTGCCATACACACAGGCGAGGCCACCCACGTAGGCATGGCAAAACACTAAGGCCTCGCCCCATACCTCCGCGTAGCCGTCCACCCACGCCTCGCCACCGAGATTCTCTTCCTTCTCGATGAAGCCGCCCAGCTGCCCAGCTTTGGCGTGCCGTGAGTCACGTGTGGCCACGATCCGGTGCAGCTTGACGCCGGCCTTGTTTACTTTCGTCTCTTCTGTCAGTTTGAAATGCTTTTCCATCTTTCTGTTTGGGTTTGTGGGTTATGGGCGCCCCAGCCGGGGCGCCCGAGAGGTGGGGTTAGTTTAGGTTGAAATTCAGCTTGATC